TGCGGGCGTCGTGATGTCGATCACGCCGAAGAAGTTCGAACCCGCTCCGTTGAATCCCGGATGCGTGACGAGGATCTTTGTACTCACCACGGCAAACGTAGGCGGCGTCCACGGGCCTGAAGTCGCCGGCGAGGTCGGCGTATTGCCCGCCGTCACACCGGAAATCGTAATGAACGTACCGGCGTTCAGGTCATACGCGAACGGTTCATCGTGGCCTGCATTGCGCCCGGTCGATACCATGCCATACACAACGCTTCCAATCGTAATGAAACCCGAAACGAAAGTCGGGGACGTGAAAGAGGCGAACGATGTCTTGGGCGTGCCAACGCCCGGACGGCTGACTACGATTTCCGGGTTACCCTGATCGAAAATCAGATTCGAAAGCAGGGCGCAAGCACCGGGAAAAGCGTCCGTTGCATCGAACGCATCACAAATGCCTTTGGCGGTAAAACGTACAGGTTGACCGTTGCGGATTGCCATACGGTCTCCTAGTCGGTGATTTTGGTCGGCTTCAAAGTCCGATTACTGTGGAACCGGCGCGGATCGAGACGGACAGACTTGACCACCTGCTGCTCGTCGCCTTCCATGATCAGGTGAATTCTGAGCATCTTTTCGCCTTCCGCGATGAACCGCTCATAGCGTGTGTCGTCCGTGATCTTCATCAACCGCGTAGCCGTGGCGTGAATCAGATAATCCTGATCCGGGAACCACGGGATAACGGCAGACGTTTCCGGGGATGCGATATCCGGTTGCTTCACCATGTACCGATGAGTCAGCGTGATAGCACCAGAGGATTGCGGGTAGATGAACAGCTGGCCCGCACTGTTTTGCGCAATCGCCGTCGTCTCATCGACCAGAATGGTCATGAATTCGTACGGGTAGTTCGCAATCGACGGATCTTTGAATTCCTGATCGTATTCCTCTGTGGAAATCGGATTCAGGAAGTACGGAAGATTGTTCTGCTCAAAGAACAGGTCATACGTGCGCAGATAGTTCAGCGGCAACGTGAACGGACCGAAGTTATTCGCCTGTACGGGAATAAATTCCGTGACCCGGTTCATCTTCAGGTCACGGTGTAGCCAGAGATCCTCCAGAGTCATGTTCAGGAAGGTTCCGCCCAGTTGGCTAAAGCCGGGGCACTTGCAGATCTGGCACGCAAGGGAAACAATCTGTTGACTCTGAAGGTAAGCCATTACGCAGCCTTTTTCACATGGGCGATCTTCGCGTGACCCTTGTCCAGTTCGTTCTGAATGAACTTGATCTGCTGCGGATAGTTGCCGAACGCAGCCTGGTCTTGCGAAGACATCTTGGAGTTAGCTTTCTTCTTTTCCAGAAGTTCCGCGTAAGCCTTCTGCGTCACTTCCAGTTGGCGTTCCAGTTGCTTGATGTTTTCTTCAAGCACCGGAATTTCCAGAATCGCCTGCTGCCGTGCCAGTGCTTCCCGGCACGTATCCATCCGCTCATTCAGCGACTCTTGCGACTCGCTATCGTAGACATACCCGCTAATCGAAAGGCTTGCGCCGTTCGGGCCGGGAAGGTTGATCTGGAAATTACCGAGAACGGCTGTGTCCTTGTCCATGTTTCCTCTTAACGATATGCCCAACCGGGAGCACTGCCCCCGCCGAGAAGTTTGTTTTGCGCCCGCTTGTACGGATTCTCGTTCGCGCCACTGATGCTGGCTTCATGCGACCACGTACGCGAAACGATTTCCTTAACACAGCGCAGAACATCCGTGGTGAACTTGTACGTCTCACCATGCACGTATTGCAGGCCGTTGATCTTCAGATCAAGACCGCCACACGGTGCCAGGTCGATACGATACCACCAAAGGTCCTCGCCGTCGTCCGTCTTGCCGGCGAAACGTTCCGTGACATTGGTCGTCAGCAGCGAGGCTTGCGCCTGATGCTGGAGTCGGCCCGCTTCGTCTTCCGCAATCGCTTTCGCGGCATCGGACTTCGCAAGCAACTCTTCCAGTTCACGGATCTTCGCCTGAAGCTGGGCGTTGTCGAGATCTTCGTTCTTCTCTTCAAAAACCCCCTCTTGCGAGGGGGCGTTCGGGTTGCGCGGGGGCATCCATTACTCCTTACGGGGTGGTCACAGTGCCAGCAGAGTAGCCAGCGGTAAAGGCCGAGCCAGCCTCAACACGGGCGAGGAACGCCTGATTGAGAATGATCGAGCCGTAAAAGACTTTCCACGATACTACACGGGTCTGGTTCAGCGGGTCCGACTTGTCAGCGCCCGTCAGGTAGTGGAATTCCGGGTTTTCTAGCAGAACCTGGCCGTACGAATGGTTACCGATGTAGATCGTCGGGAACACGCTAACGCCCGTGGCGGGAGCCGCCGGCGGCGTTTGCGTAACACCGATACCCGTCAGCGTCACCGTCTGGTTCGGCAGCAACTGCGTAGCCTGACCAGCCAGCGGACCCGTAACCGGAACACCGTTACCAATTGCCGTTGCGAGGTTCGAAGGCGTTGACGACGTACCGATATAGACGTTGAACACGTAGTTCGGCAGGTTCGGCAGCGTCACCGTGATGGAACCTGTCGGACCCGTAACGCTGATCGCGTTCGAAACCTGATAAATGATCTGTTCGACGCTCGTCTGTGCCGGCGATGCCGTAACAATGATCTGGTAACCAGCGTTCGTAGCCAGCGTACCGCCAGAAGCGGAAGCCGTGCCCTGAATCGCTGCTGCGCCTGTCCAGTAAGGAAGCAGGTTCGATTCAACGAAGCGCGAACCGCCAAACGGACCCAGTTCGTTGTTATACAGACGGTTGACATCGCTGTATGACCATGCGTTCACCACGGTCGTGTTTTCGCGCATGTCCTGCGCCGACAGCGGATGGATCAGTGCAACGTAGTGTTGCATGACAGCCGGCGACTTCGACGGATCGCGGTATGCGCCCGCCTCAATCATCATGTCTTCGCGTTCATCGCCCATGAAACGCGGCACACCGTACGTAAGGAACGAACCGACGATGCGGTTATTCTCGTGCGGGGTCATCACGTCCGTAGCCAGCAGGTTGGCACGCGAGGCTTTGCCGTTCGCGTAGTTCACCTGCGTCGTGGCGAGCAGTGTGTTGAACGTATTACGCTCAAGCGTTTCCGGTAGTTGCAGCGCGACCAGTTCGCAAGCCTGCTGGAACAGCGGGTGCTTGATGGTGAGGTTCGCCACGTCAGTGATGATGACGCGGTCGCCCCATTGCTGGGCCGTGGCCGAAACCTGTTGCAGCGTCATTGCTTCGCCGGGAGGCGCAACACCTTCCTGCAACGGTGCGAACGGCAGCGGCAGACGCTGGTAGCGCGAAGCCGTGTACGTCGTGCCGCGGTTCGTGTCCAGCTTCAGAGGCTTGCCGAACTGGTACGCGACCAGCTGGCGACGTGCCAGCGGTTCAACTTCTTCCTGAATGTACGCTTCAACGTCAGCCGTGAAACTGGTTGACTGGTTCGTTACGCCCGGAAACAGATACGCCCGGAGAAGGGCAAATTTGCTTACTTTCATGGTCCCTCCCTGGGATCGTTTAGATATTCATGTTTTCGAGACGCGAACGGCGTTTGTCCTGTTCGGACGACGCACGGCCACGGCCCTGAACATCACTGCGCACCGCTGGCGACTTGCCGCGCGGAACTGCCGGCGCGCTGGAAGCGACCTTCGGTTTGCTCTTGACCTTGCCTTCCGCGATGTCCTTACCCAGCATGTAGTAGTACACGGCTTCGCGCGACGCGCTACGGCCCTGCGACCTTTCCTGCTGGATAGCTTCTTCCACGCGGTCAGCATACTTCGCGCGTCGCGGATCAGAGGTAACCTTGCTCTCAAACTTCGCCCGGTCCATCATGTCCTGCGCTTGCGCCATCGCCTGACGTGCTTCACGTTGCGTGTCACGCAAGGTGCGATTGCTCTGGATCTGCCAGCGTTCAAGGTCGCTCAGATCCTGCGCACGCAAACGCTCTTCTTCGCGCTGGTATTCCGGATCTACCGCAGGGGGCTGATTCCGGCGGAAGTCTTCCGCCATGCGGCCCCGGCGCTCAACTTCAGCTTCCAGACGAGCCAGACGCTCGTCACGATCATCATGGCGCGAGCGGACAGGTGCGGGAGGATCATCAGGAAGATCATCAACAGGCAAATCCAGATCATCATCGCCAGCGGAATCATCCGGAACATCGTTTCCAAGGTCAGCAGGATCATCGTTATCTCCGTCAATCCCCGGAAACAGATAGGCCAGAAGTTTTTTGAGTAGCTTGTTCACTTTAGCTCCAGGTGCCAGTACCAACCTGCTGGATGACAGCCGTAGGCGTGGAACCCACGTTGGTGAGCGTGATGAAGAAATCACGGAAGGTGCTTTGAGCGATGGTCATCGTACCATTCAACGTCCAGCCCGTATTCGTGGTAACTGTCCAGTTGAAAGCGCCCGTTGCAGCACGGCCAACACGGAGACCGATCGTCGAACCGACAACAGCCTGTTGCGGCGTGAGGGTTGCAATCAGGTTAGCGACAGTCGGAAGAGTAAGAGCCTGGCCAGCGCCAATCGTGCCCGTCAATTCCAGAACCGTGAATTCAGCACCCATCACCTGCGATTGAGTTGCCGTGAAACCGGTCGTGTTCGCTGCGGCATTGTAGATCGTTGCCTGCCACGGATTGATTGCGAGAATCGCATTGATCACGCCAATCTGATCCGGCATTGCGCCAAGAACCGGCGAGATGGCGGGTGTCTGGCCCTGCACGCCGGGGAAAAGCGAGCCGATAATTTCGGCCAATCGAAGTTTCTTCATGATTTGCTCCGTTTAAGGCTTTCGCCCGGTTATATGCGATCTGTTACTAAAAGTCAACGTCTGCGCCGGGCGTACAGATACCCGTCTGCTGTCATCGTGCTAACGCCAAATCCGGCCTGCGCCACAAGAAACACCGGGGTAGTCGTTGGCAGACTAAGGCGCACAGGAAGTGCTGAAAACCGTTGCACAGTGCCTGTCGTGAAAGTCGTAGCCATACTGGTAAAAGTACCCACTGCCCCCACCGTCGCTGAGGTCGTGCTGATACTGGCCACGAGGTTATTTACCGTGGTTGTGCCTGCCGGAACGAAATTTACTACGCCCCACACGTCCCAGTCGCCAGCCGTCAGACTTACAGACGTAGCGTTGGCATTCGTGTTGTTCGTCAGCGAAGTCCCTGTCGTGCTGGCTTGTAAGAATTCGCCTACGCTTCCCGCGTTCGCATTGTCGTTAGTCGTAGTTCCGACAATGCCATTCGTGCTGGAAGGCGTGAACGTACCGGTACTGGAAAGCGTTGTGAACTTACCCGTAGATGGTGTAGTGGCGCCAACAGGTGCGCCGTCAATCGAACCGCCAGTAATGACCGGGTTATTGCCGAACGCCGGATCGGCACCCGTGGACCCCAGAAGCATCTGGCCCGTAGTGCCGGCCACCGTCTGGTTAATGCCAGCCGTGCCTTCACCGATCAGTACACCGTGAGTCGTCAGTGACACCCGCCCCGTACCGCCACCTGCCACACTGGCGGTAGTGAAGGAAGGATCTGCTGCCGCCCCGTTCGAGACAAGAGGAATGCCCGTGGTCGCTGTCGGCGCCGCGAAGTTCACAGGCGAGGAACCCTCGCCAATCAGAACAGTGTTCGCGGACAGCGCATTACGACCCGTACCGCCACTGGTCGCGCCCACAGGCGTAGTAGCCGTGAGAGTCGTAAAGACGCCAGCTGCCGGCGTGGTCTGCCCGATCGGCGTGCTATCGACCGTACTTGTGGTTACAGCAATGCCGCTCGCCGTACCGGTTGTGACGTGCAGGCCGGTAACCGTAGGGTTCGGGTACATCCCGCCAAGATCGCCGCCGGCAGGGCCGGACGGATCACTCGCCACGCTGTTAAGCCCGATCTGTGTCTGACGGGCGAGTGAGTTAAGCGCCGCCTGAATCTGTTCAGGTGGAACGTCTTTACCCTCCGCTCTTACGACTGGCGGGATAATCTGGAATGGATCAGCCATTTAGCGCTCTCACTCTTTCCATGACAGACGGATGGAAGGGACCGCCCGAATCGTCTTTCGCGCGCGCAAGGAACATGGCAAGCCAAGGGGCCAGACCGCAATCCTTCACGTACTGGTCTGCCGCGAATTCCTGATCCTTGCACTTCTGCGCGACCCATTCAGGGCGGAAGAAATAGCGCAATGTTACCAGCCACCAGATCCGTTTGAGCGAATCGTGATTCCTGATATGCGCCGTCTCGTGTGCAATCACTGCCGCCTTTTCACCGGGCGTCAGTTTCTGGAATTGCGGACCCGTGCGGATCGTTCCCCACGGGGTGCACTTGGCGTAACTCATTAGCGCGGCCCCATCTGTGCGTCCTGGACCTGATCCGGATGAATCATGCCGGCAGGGCCTTGCGGACGGGGCTGTCCGGGAATCGCGCCCGGTCGCGGAGTGCCCGCCACGCCCGGACCCGCTCCGCCCGGTATGCCCTGCTGGCCGGGTTGCGGGGGCTGGTTCTTCATCATCTTCTGCTGCATCGCCTGCTGATGCGCCTGAATGTGTGCACGGAACAGCCCGTGCGGATCGCCTGTGAGCGTCGCGCCACGCATGTGCGCTGCGAGGTGACGCTGGTCATCATCGGCCGGATGCACGTTCGCAGGCATGCCGTTGTGCATCATCAGGTTTTCGTCTTCCGGATCGACGTGATACAGGTTGCGCTCGTCGATCAGGATTCGCGGACCCAGTTCCGGACCGAAAATCTGCTCAGTGCCGTACTCAAGGATAGGCCCGACATTCAGACGACGGCCATCCAGTTGCTGGGGCGGAATCCCGCGGAGCACGTTCATCCACGCGATCATCTGCTGCATGCGCTGCAAACCGGCCTGATAGGCTGTGCCGCACCAGCGGAAGAAGTACCGCTCGTTGAACGCCTGAACAGGAATCTCTTCCTGTTTGGCGCGCGCTCCGACTTCGCCCATCGTGATGACGGTCAGTTCCTTCGTACGGAACTGGCGGTCGAGCTCGAACATGCGTTCAAGCAGCGGGTTCAGGATGCACTGCTCATACCGCTTCGCGTGGTCAATGATGTTCGATTGCTGTTCCTGCGCCATCGCAGCGGCCTGCGCCTGATTCTTCCGGCCTGCCGGCGCCTTGCCGAGCATGGCGTCATTGACTTCCATGCTCTCATTGATCTGTGCCTTGATCGCCTGACAGAGCGCAACGGCATCCTTGTAGATCGCAGGGAACTGCGCAAACTGCGTCTTCTGCGGATCAGTCAGCCACACGGCGGCAAGACCCATGACCATCGACTGGTAATTAGGGTTCGCTAACGGATCGGTCATGACGATAGGCAGGAGCGCGTATTGCGCTGAATCCTGACCCATGTTCCAGTAGTCATTCAGGTTCCACTGGAGATACTTGACGGGTTCCACGCGGGAAATACCGTAAATCGTTCCCTGAATCCGTTCGACGGGCGCCGTAATGACCGGGCGTTTCTTCGGCCAGAACGGATTACGGATAATGCCGAGAATGATTTCCGGACCCGCATAGTAGACAAAGCACGGCTCTTTGCCCTTGCCTTCTTCCAGTTCAAGGTCGGTATGCACTTCGTAAATCAGCGCATACTTGTATGTCCCTTCCGTCCGGACACCCGCATCCGCCGTGCGACGTTTCTGCGGGACGCGCTTCTGACGACCACCGTCGGGTTCGTTCAGGTTGTCCATGATTTCTTTCGCATTCCAGCCGACGAAGACACCTTCGTCGATGAACTGCTGGACGGATTCCTTGGACAGCCGCAAACGCACAGCCGTAGCCGTGGCGCGCTCGATGTCATTCACGGTCGGCGGATAGACGGCCAGATCATCCACTGCCATCGGCGTGACGTCGGGCATCTCTTCGACGACCGTCTTGTCTTCGACATCCCATTCCATCTCAACGGTGACGTCTTCGACGTCGTCCGTTTCCTCGCCGAGGTCGATTTCAACGACAGGGGGCTTCTTGACCAGTTCTGTCACGCGTCGCGTGGTGCGCAGCCAGTCTATGTAAAGAACCCACTGGCCCGTCACGTCGCCTGAAAGAAGGTCCGTACGGACAATGTCTTTCAGGTTTGTCCGGCGAATGTAGTGTTCCAGCAATGCGAGCGTAGGATATGGCGTGACATCAGCCGGTCCCACTGCATCCACATGTTTGTAATTGGCCGGGAAAAGAGTAGCCAGTGTTCGCTTGCATCGAGCATTGACTGCATCACGAACGGCAGGAATGTAGCACTGGCTGTTTCCAGTGTATTGCTGGTTCTCATCGGGGCGCGCATTGTAGATGTTCCAATATTCTTCTATCCAATCGGATTGTTGTTGCTTATTTGTGTAGCACTGTTGTATCTTCGGATAAAGCTTGCACGCGTCGATATAGGCATCCGAAGACATGTCTTCTGCCCAGTTCTCGATTTCTTCCCCGGTCCGCTCAGAATCAATAGCCCGTGAATCGACTTTTTCGATTACGGGCTGCTCGTCCTTCTTCTCTTCTTTCTTTTTGCGCGCCATTGGCTACCCGATGACTTTGCCTTTCAGCTTGTTTGCCAGCTTGGAACCCGTATTGCGATCACGAGGCGTGCGCGCCGGACGATCGTCCGGTTCCGGCTTTTTGCGCGTCGTGCCGAAGAATTCCCGGATGTCTCGCGACTCCGAGGAATTCTTCCCGTTGCCGTCGCGGTGATTGCGGTAAGCCATATCAGCCCCCCATCTTGCCTTTGGTCGATTTGTGCTTCATCGACCGTTCACCACGCTCAGGCATCTTGCCGCCCATCTTCACTTTCGACGGGGCAGCGGGTTTCTTGTCGCCATCGTAGACGCGCGACATGCGTCCTTTCTTGCTTTCCATGATCACAGACCGTCCCGGCGCATTTTCTCGCGCATCGGGCCGCCCTTCAGCTTTTCGGGAACCGATTCGGGTTTGCCATGCGCGCCGCCTTGCTGTTTCGACTGGTAAAAGTCAGTCGGGCGCTGCGAGGGGGCTTTAGGGGTAATCGTACGGGAGATAGCCATGTTATCTTCTCCTGATAGGTAATGTTGACAGGTAACTCGCTCCGTGGGGATTAGTACCCGAAAACAGTTCGGAAGGCAAGGAATTATTCGCCTGCTCCATGATAACATGCGCCGCGCACTCCAGACCCTCGATCAGGGTCCGGTAACTGCCTTTCTCCGGCGAGTCCGCGCGTTCCCCCGACTTCGAGACCGCAAAGTTGTAACCCTGCGACATCGCGTTGAGCGTGTTGCGCGCCTGCGTATCCACGAGGAACAGCCGCTTTCCCTTCATCTCCGTGCGGATCAGCGGACTCAGTACGCCTCTTGCCATCTGCGGGTATGCGCCACGCATGGGCGTCAGACCTGCCGTCCGCATCGCCTGCATCAGCGGCATCCGCTCCTGCTGGTCCATCACGTCCGCCGGCAACCACGCGTTCAGCCTTGCTCGCGGGAAAGCTGCGCGTACGAGTCGCAGCACATCCGGTATAGCCTGGTGCGGAGGGACTGGCGATACCCAGTCGGCAACGGCAACAATCCGCTCACCTTCAACAGAAACAAGTAGCGCCGTAGTCTCGCCCCCGCTCGCGTTGAAGCAGAGCGCCATTGCATCGCGGGCAGAAGGTTCATATCCGTCGATAACGTTCCACTGGCCGAAGTCTTCATAGACGGGAATCCCTGAGAATACCCGCTGGCAGTACGCCAGCGCGTTGAGAATGTCGCGCTTGCCGGAAGGAAAGTTCAATATTTCCGCCACCAGCTGGGGGTGTGCACCCTTGCCACCCACCAGCACAATGTCTCCGGCTTCGAAGAAAGGCTGCAAGCCCATGATGAACTGCTCCTTGCTCCGGTCCTGCGGCGCGGTGATCGCCTTCAGCGGAAGACTCACGCCACGCCTCAACATTTCCGCGCGCATCGGTTGCAGCAGCCACTCGTCAAGCGAATTCTTTTCCATCGCCACCGTGGCGCCGGCGTACCGGTCGCTCGTTCCGAACGCATCCGCGATAATCTGGTCCGGCTTCCAGAACTCACCTGAGCTTGCTTGCACGTAGACCGTGGTCCCCATTCTGGAAACAACAACCCGGCCCGTGCGGTCGCTCGTCGCCACATTGGCAGTTCTGGCCGGGTCAACGATCACCGTCTTGGGCAGCCACGGTGCGGGATCGAGCGCCGTCTCGCGGATCTGGTCACTGTCGAACGGCTTGTCCTGACTCCCGATGGCTTCGAGCATATATTCCTGCAGGAACGAATTCAGTTGCCCCATGCGCTCTGCCGTGTCGCGCATCTTGCGGATCTTCGCGAGCGGGAACAGGTCCGGCCACGCGGGGATGCTCTCATCGCTATCGATATCCCCGTTGCAGATCGGCACCCGTACGTGAACCCAATCCGTGTTGTTGCGCAGCCGCACGATCATGCAGTCTTCCGCGAGCGGGGTTCCCGTCACGCGCAGCTTCCCGCAATCCTGGTCCATCGCCGGCAGGATTTCCATCGCAATCTTGCGCATGGACTTATCGACGGCTGCGGCATCCTTCACGCGGTCCTTGGTCTCGATATCGTCCATGTAGACGCGGTCCGGCCTTTTATCCCGCCACTTGAAGCCCCGGAACTCTTCCTCCCATCCGTGCGCCTCGATCATGACGCCGTTCATCAGTTCAATCTGGTACTCGTTCCACACGGCGTGAGGCAACCGGATCTTGCCGAACAGGGTCCGCAACTTCGTGTTGTGCATCGCCTCGAACTTCATCGCTTCAAGCCGCTGGCACGCTTTCGTGTACGTCTCACCCAGCAGCACGCAGTACCCGAAGTTCCCGAAGCACGCTTCGAGAAGAATGAACTCCTCACTTAAAGTAGACTTCGCGCCGCCCCGGAACGCTTCCACCAGCACCTTGTCATCCTGACTGCGCCACGCGTCCATGATCTGGACGTGGAACTCCGGCGTCGCTTTCGGATGCCTGTGCGGAAAGACCATCGCACTTGCCAGTGCCCGGTCCTCGCTGATAACCCGTAACGTTGCAGTTGATGTCAGGCTCATACCAGTTGCGTATTGTCGATCAGGATTCCGTTCACCGAGCCGTAGGCCGAAGGCGCCGCACCCGTCACCCCGGTAATGCGCAACGTCAGCGACCACGTGGAAGGAATAACCGCACCCGTGATCACGGACCGCTGTGACGCGCCCCCACTGCCCACTGCCGTGTACTCGTTGGTAATGATGAACGCGTTCGCCACAGGGTTAAACCGCGTGAACCCCAGCGCCACACCGATATTCGTGTTCGAGATGCCGCACTCCGGCAGCACGTCCGTTACCAGCAGCGTCTGGCTGGCGGGGACCGTGAACACGCACTGCTTCGCATACCCGAACGTCGCTGCCGCAATCGCCTGCGTCGTCCCGCCACCCTGCACCCTCAACGTCACAATCCCCGCGTTCGTCTGCCCGCTGCCCGCGCTCGCGATTGCCATCGAGTTGACACGAAGGTAGGTGTTGACCGTCACCACGGGAGTCACACCACTCATCGCGATGGTTTCCGACAGCGGCATGAAGTTCGCATCCAGGCCTGTGATGGTGAACGATCGTGCACCCGTCCCCGCTGCCGTGTCATTCGCCGAAGCGGAAAGGATTTCCAGTTTGCTCGCTGCTGCCAGAAACGTGTAGGCGGAATTTCCTTCCCACACGTCTTCTCCCGCCGCCGGCGCCGTGTTGCGTCCGTAGACCGCCATGCGCGAATGCCCTGCCACACGTCCGAGCGTCGCCCCGAACTGCCACAGGACAGGTTCCGTACTGTAGGGCGTATTGTTCACATATCCGTTTGCCATATCACTCTCCGGTTTTCCGCGCGATGATAGCACGCAGTCAGGAGGGGGTGAACCATGTATAGCAATTGCTGTATTCGTGTTTTGCGGTTTGCGGATTGGGGAAGAGGGGTACAAATTCCAAGCACCCCGTCCGGCGGGGCCCGGGGGGCTCCCAGAGTTACGTTATAACATTCCAAACGCGAATACTTCTCATTAAGTCACGAGAATGCTTCTCATTGCATCCGAATCTTACTGCTTTGAAAGCAAATCGGTGGATAACACTTATTACGTAAAGTGACTCTTACATTTGTAATAAACACATTCCCTTTAAAATCAATGACTTACTGCAAATCCCGATCCGCGAGCCCGCAAACTGCTGGACTAGGCAATCATTATTCAGGGTTAGTCAGCACTCACTTAACAGATCGCAAATCGGGTTCAGGAATGTTTTTCCGGCGTTCACAGAGGGTCATTTCACACAAACCGGAAACCGTGGGATTCTGAACCGGAAATTGCTTAGATGTTAGTGAAAGTCTTTGCACATGCGCGGTTTCATAATCCGTAATCCGTTACGCAATCCGTAACTGGAAATTTTCTCCACAAATACCTTGCTCTTTCTATAGCAATTGCTATACTGGAATCACTGACACCGAACCGAGGATTGAAAATGCAGATCGCAAAACTATCAGCAGCAAAACTTGAAGCCGCAATTGAAAAGGCGAATAGCGCCGAGATGTTTCAGGTTGACGCCATGATCGGTGCTGGACGTGGAAACGAACGTATCAGTGAGATCCGTGTGGCCGCGCAAAACCCCTCGGATCTGCTGGCTATCGCGTACTGTGAGGCTTTGAATGCTGGTAACGCCTTGCGGAACGAAGCAGAACGCCGCAAGCGTTATCACGGTTCGCTGAAGCCCGTTAAGGCAGTCTGAACCCCAGGCCCCGAAAGGGGCTTTGCCACTCTGGAGACACGATCATGGCTCTGCACACGTACCACAACTTCCAGTACGCTGTCCTTGAATCCTGTGACTGGCGCTGCGCTGACGGTCACCTGATCCACCTGTACTTTCGCACGACGCATTACGAGGAGATCGTCTGGTGCTGACCTACATCGTGCTGGATAGCGAACACGAGCTGCTTGCCACCGTCGAGATGCAGGAAGGCGCCAAGCCGATCGACGTCTGGTCAGACTGCGTCTTCGATATGGACGAGGGACCGGAACGCGAGGTGCTGATGCATATGCCCGTCTCCTTCCACTGTGTGCACTGAACTGGAAATTTCTTCCTGAAATAGCTTGACATGGATTCTAGCAATTGCTATAGTTCACTCACTGGCTAACAACACGAAAGAGAAACGAAATGAAAGACGCTTCCCACCTGATCGCCCTGCAAACCCGTCTCGCGGTCGCGAAGAAGACAAAGGAAATCGAACTTCGAAAGGTCTGGATCGTACAGATCGAAAAGGAAATAGCCCACGAAAAGGCTTTCATCGGGTTTGAAGATCTGTCACCTGAAATCACAGACCTGAGCGATGATGACCTTCTGGCTGAACTGCTAGGCTGAACCCCGGGCCCCGCAAGGGGCCTTCGTCTATCTGGGCATATCCCGCCATCCATCATCCCCCTCCAGCCCGTCCTGCGCCTCCCTGATGCGTTCCTCGTGCCTCTGGCACTGATCGCAAACCGCAGACACCTGCCTCACCATCTCCACGAGGCCGCGTGTGAACTCTCTTCCACACGCACTACAGAACTGCGAATCGTGTTTCATAATTTACAAAATCCTTTCAGTTTATTGTTCCTGACGTTCCATATTTCCCTGACCCTACCCTACCCTGCCTAAAGGCAGGGGGTTAGGGTCAGTAGGCTCAGGACGTAGGGTCAGTAGGCTCAGGGTGTAGGCTCAGGTAGGCTCAGGGAATTCTCGCAAAGCCTTATCCTGCCTGACTCTATGGCTATCTGCTTATACTTCTGTAGGGTCAGGAGAGTCTTCTGCACGTTGTCGGGTCTCGGGAAATCCTCGCGCTTCATCGGGTTCAGTGTTTCGTCAGCATTTAGTAAGGAAACGAAGTCCTCTATGCTAATGGACGCCTCATCATCCATGCCAAATTCATTGCGTAAAACGTGTCGATACATACGGGCAGTGTGGTAGTTGGCGGAAGTCTCAAAATCCCCCGATCGCGGTTTGCGTTCCTTCTTTGCTGTTCGCGTATTGGGCGCGATTTCCGAATCCGGCACGACAATACAGCTTGTGACGGGGTCCCCGTCCTCGTCGGACCCCAGATCGATAACCCGGAGCCTGTATCCGAAGGCTCCGCCATCCTGCTCATCCTTCTGCTTTTCGATATGCGCGGTACGGGCATCCTCCTTGCGCTCGATAC